GATTAGAACTCGATTACGATTTTTACTTCTTCCTTTTGTGAAGCTGTCCTTGTTATTGGTGCTCTGTTATCAATATATATTATCTCACCAGAGTATTTTTTAATTTCTGGATCTGAAACTCCATTAGTAAAACTTTGACCTAGAGCTAAATCTCTCTGACCAACACTAATAGACTCACCATTAAATCCACTATCAACAACTAAATTGTCTACACTTTGACCAGGTTCTATGTGCGTAGCACCTGTGATAGGTGTGTTTGTCTGAACTCCTACGAAATTATTAAGTTCATAACCATAGATAGCACCTGTTGAAAAACCAACTGGTTGATAATATCTTAGAACTCCAGTGGTTGAATCCCAAGAGGCAACATATCCAACAGCAGTTCCAATACCTAAACTAGAATCAGTTGAGTTATATTGAGTTATTCTTGCATTTGGTTTATAAACAACATTTGATAGTTGAGTACTTGAACCAACTGGAACTCTTAACTTTAATGCACCTAAAGATGTTGCAGTCCTTTTATTTAGAACAGAAGTTCCACTCAAATCTTTTGGATCTTTAACTATACCAACACGAGAGAAGTCATTTCCAACAATATAATCAGTTTGATCGTTTATATTATTATCAAATTTAGAATATACCATAACTCTAAATCCACCTAACTCACGATAAATATCTGCACCATGACCTCCTTGTGGTGGTATTATTACTTCAAATTGTGGATTGTCTGTTAAATTTCCCACAACTAATTTTTTACCATCCCACTCTCCAGTCACAAATCTAACATGAGCATAAGTGTATCCAGATGAATTTGTATTTGTCAATAAAACTTCGCTTACTACTCCTTTTCTAACTTTTACGGTTGCAGTTTCTCCATTTCCATCTCCAATTATAGGAACTTTTACATCTCCATCATCTAAACCATCAACTGTAGCGGTTCCTCTTCTCTTAATTACTATTGTTTCTAATTTACCATCTACTGCTGCATCTTTAATAGTCTTAGTAGAGACATCTCCCCATTTTTCAGGTAGAGGAATGTATGAGGATGTTACAAATTTAACAATATCAGAAGGAGAAATAGTATAGAGATATTTCCATTGATATCCATCTCCAGTTATAGTATTATCTGCTGGTGGCACTGTTGTTGAAGTATGCGTTGGTTCAAACTTAGATGCCCTTCCTTTGTCATTTTCTGGATCAGTGCCATTATTAATACACAAATATACTTTAAATTCCGAAGTTACTATGTAATAACTTGAACCATATAGACTAGAAGTGGCAGTTTGAGAAGTTCTATTTGTGGAACTATAATTGTTTCTATACATTTCATATACTGTTCCACTCTGCCAATTAATTCTAGGTATAACTCTTCTCACATCACTGGAAGTTATTTTTTTCAAAAATAGCATACTGTCGTGATATCTGATCTCTTCATTAAAATTATCTACTGGATTTGGAGGCTCAATGGCCCATCTAGGATCACCATAACCAATACCATCAGGATCGTCAGCTGGTCTTGGGTGTCCTAAAAACGTATAATAGTTATTTTTTCCAGTCGTACCAATACCCACAAAACTGTCTACAAAAGTTTCGGCATTTAATATACGGTATTGGTCAGTGATTATTGCGGGCATTGACTCTATGTTTTTGATTATTTATACCTGTTAGGTATAACTTGTTTTTACGGGTGAAGACCTGATCACCTGAGCTGATGTTTCAATACCTGAAACACCATTCTGATTAAAGAACTCAAATGATTTGGAATTAACTCCTCTGGCTACATTTATAGCACCCCAACTGTATTTTCCTACTCTTGGTAGACCAAAAGTTGCAAATCCAACTGTATTAATACCAGAAATTGATTGTACATTTGCAAATACTCTTAAGACAGACGATCCTACACTTACAACGTGTTCAGCAAAATAGACATTATCTACAAATTCAGTTCCAACACCAACAATTTCTGGGCCTGAAGATGTTGTCCTAATTCCAGTTACGCCACTTGTGCTACTTCCAATAGAAGTATTTTCAATTACAAAGTAATCACCAGTAGTTATACCAGATCTTGATCTTTTTCTACTTACACTACCAGCTGGAGTTCCAGATGGATCAAATATTCCAAAACTTTCAACAATTTGATTTCCATCTGCATCCAATCTTCTTGACTGATATGAGGAGGAGTCTGGTTTTAATTCAAAAAATAAAGCAGGCCCAGTGGTGTTAATACCAACAGCACTTGTTCCTATACCAACAATATCACCATAATCTCCCAAATAGGTAACTTTTTTGAGTTCTTCTACTTTAGGTGCTGTTGTTCCAATCCCAGCTAAATTACCAACTATACTTATGTTATTATCTTTTGTGCTAGTTCCATCAATAATTGAAAAAGCCCAAGAATTTTTAATATATATTTTACTATCTGATGGTGATATCGATTTTATAATACCTGAAGTTGGCACTACTTTTGGTTCTAGATAATTTCTTTCTTTAGATATTCTTAATCCATCTATTGTCATATCTTCAGTCTGTTTTCTCCACATAGTTGGTCTTAAGAAAGTTGTATCTGTTGATATACCTACTCCTGAATATGTTTGTGTTTCTACAGTATCTGCAGAGATTAACTCATAAATGACTCTATTATCTTGTTCAAATTCTCCCCCATATTTTTGTAATCTCAACTCATCACCAGGTTTTATAGTTTCATCTACATCAATTTCATCAAAATCAACTGTAGATCCACCATAAAAATACATTTTAAAACTACTACCTGCTTTTGGTGCTTCTCTAAATGTAATTCTAGTTCCTCCACCAAATGTATAATCTTTACCAGGTGTTTGTAATATATCATTAATGAATATTAAAAGATTATTCTGTAAAACTATTCCTGATCCTTTTTGAGCAACTATACTATAATATTCCTTATTTTGAGTTGTTCTTGTAATTAGGAATGTTTTTCTAAATCCATTGAATTGAGAACTAAAACTATCTAATTCTAATAATTGCCCAAAACACCATCCTGCGAATTTGTCTTGATACTTGTTTCTAATCGTAATGTTGAATGCACTTGTACCTATACCAACTTGGAATGGTATTGTGGATAATTGAAGATTATCTCCTATTTCATAACCTATACCACGATTTGCCATATCAAATGATATAATACTACCACCAGTTCCAACAACAACATCTATAGATGCACCAGATCCATTTCCACCAGTTAGTGGAATATTTTTATAAGGACTAGGTGGTGCAACAGTTATAAAGTTTAATCCAGTAGATATTCCTGTATTAGTATACCCACTTCCTACATTATTGATTGTAATAGAAGTAACAACACCAGCACTGACAAAAGCTGTAAATGCAGCACCAACTCCGATAGTTGAACTGATTGATACTAAGGGATTTGATAGATAACCAGCTCCTCCAGTAACTATACCTACAGATTGTATGGTTCCAGAGTTGGAAACTACAGCACTAAATATTGCTTTTCTTGGGAATTGATACCCACTTCCAATACCAACATCAAATTCATTAATGATACCACCTCTTGGTAAATCTTTGTTACCACTTGTTCCCGAAAAATCAATTGTTTGACCAGTTCCAACTAAAGTATAATCCGCTAATTCCTCGGTTCCTAAGTCAACAAATGGTTTTTGGAAAATATTGTTAATTAAAATAGCACCAAAACTACTTGTTATGCCTGTTGCATCAACACCGTTTGAAGTTAAATTAAATTTATCAGTTGATCCATCAAATCTATCAGAAATATCATCTAATATTTTATTTGTATCGTAACTTAATCTATAGTATGCTCTACCAGTAAATGATGAGAAAGTAGATATTCCACCAGTTGGGCCATAAGGTGCTTCAGTAAAGTATAATTTACCTTCATTTATTCTATAGTCTCCTTTCATAACAGTGACTGCAGCACCAACTGTATGTGCAGCTGCAACTGTTCCCATCTGTCCTCTTTCGACACTAAGTGAGTTAGTAGATCCAACACCAACTAAATTTACTTTTAATATTTCACTTTCTATTCTTAGAAGTGACTTACCTTCTATATCAGACACATCATTTAAGAATATAGAATTAGTTGATATACCAACTTGAGTTGATAATCCAACCGAAATCACAGTTGTTATTCCAACGGGACTTTGAATTATATTATCAACAGTAATTAATGTTCTAATTGTGGCATCTTTAGATGGAACTGATAATGTATGATTGGTTCCAATTCCACTACCACTAGTGAATGATACTGCAACTCCAGAATTTGCAAAACTTTTTGCAACTGCAACTTTAATTGAATCATTATCTTCTTTGATTGCAAAAACTGTAGATGGTAATAAATTAGTAACTCCAATACCTGGAACAGTTGTTGATGCTATGCTAATTGCAGACTGACCAGTCTGTGGTTTATAAATTAATTGTTCTCCAGTGTTAAATTCGTGTCTTGGTATAGAAATTATATGTGTAGCAGTGCTGACTCCTGAAGATGGATTAAAACTTTTGTGAAATAAAGAATCACCATTAGTAAATACATTGAAAATTGTAGTTCCGATGACTCCACCACCAGTAGATGTTACAATTCCTGTAAATTGAGAACTGATATCATCTATCATAAGAACTTTGTTTGTTATTGATTCGTTGTAATCAGTTATTATCTTTGAATCAAAAGTAACTAATTTTGATAAAGTAGGATCATCCGTATTTTCACTTACTAAGTCATAGTAAAACTTTTCATGAACAGAAGCTTCTGCATCAATATCAACATCAAGATCTAGTAATCCATCAGATTTTAATGTATGGTTTGCTGTTGAATGTACTCCTAAATTGCAGAAATTTTTAAATCCAGCTACGTGATCCAAACTATTAACTGAATCTTTCCAAGTATCATATGGAACTGATCCTTTAATTGAATATGAAAATCTTTGATAATAATCATTATCATGTAAATTTTGAATACTAGAATTTAACTTTCCAGTTTCTTTTTTCCAACTATTTTCAATTTCAGCTGAACTATCTACGTTTAAATCAAAATCAAATTTAAAAGTTTTTTCAACTGTAGATTTATTATTACTTTGAGATCCTACAATTATATCATCTTCTTTAAATTCACCAACAACATCAAATAATTTCAATGTTTCAGATTCTGAGTCCCATCCCTTATCAGCGACAACTCCAGACACACCTTTCCCTAAAACTTTAACTTTTTCCCCATCAAAGAATGAAACTTTGTTAAATTCTGCATTAAAAGTAGCCAAATGATCTTTTTTAATGACTCTTCCAAAATTATTATCAACCTGATATGTTCCTCCAGTTGATCCAAGTCCACTAATAGAGTATTGAACGCTTTCACCACCACCTGTGGTAGCAACACCAACTATAGTAAAGTAACTGTAATCATAATCACTTGAATTGTATCCATCACCTGTGGGTTGTCCATTTACATCGTTAAGTATTTTTACATTTTCTACAAATATCTCATCACCTTTTTTAAATGGAAAATCACTTCCCTGATTAAAGAATCCACTAGCAGCAGATCCTGTTTCTGGAAATGGTGCCCTTAATTCTAACGTAACTAATCCATTATTTGTTATGGCTCCTCTTACAACTACTCCATTTGAATTGTTAATTGGTACAACTCTAATATCTTTATTCAAACCAGTATCATTAGCTAATATATCGACACTACCTACAGCAGATCCTTTTAATTTTGACTGAGCAACTACTACAGAATTCCCAACTACAACAACATTAGGCGGTGTTGTATATTCTACTCCACCTGTTGAAACTCCTATTGATTTTAAAGTAAATACATTTTTTAGATCTAAAATTAAATTACTTTCGGCTTTTGGTTGTAAATCCTTACTTGGGGAAAACTCAATTCCCTGTACAATTGTTTGTGTGCCATCTATTTTTCCAATTTCATCCGTTTCGATTGTTAATACAGATTTACTACCTGTTGTAGTTCCTATTGAAGTTAAAATTGGTAGTGAAGAAACTTCGAAACCTTTATTTAAAATTTCTACAGAATGTATACCACCCAATTCTGTTGTAGATTTAGTGGAGTAAAATGCAGAAGAAAAACCTGTTGAGTTGTAAGATACAGTCTCAGCAACCCCCACTGGATTAAATCTGAAAATATTAGTTCCTATACCTGTAACTTTATGATTTTTGTTAAATTTAGAATCTAATACTTCAATTTTTGAGTGATTTGGAACATCTTCTTTTGCAAAATGTGTTAATGTTTTTGTAAAATTATTATTCTTACCTACCACTCTGTAGTAAAAATTATTAGATAATGAACTACCAACAGAAACACTTATTTTAGTTGTTAAGTTTTCATCACCATTTATACCACTTTTTGTAATTAAATTTGTATTGTATTTTGACGTGAAATTTGAATCATTATAAAATTCTATATCGTAATCTGTTAAACTAGAATCAGAAGTTGCAATTGAAACGTTATTTCCTTTATATAAAGTCAATTTTGGATTAATTTTTGAAATTTCGTGATTTAACCCACCAGTTGTGCCAATCCCAATAAAATTGTATGGGAATGTAGATGCATCGTACGAATTATTAGCTAATCTTATAGTGTTTACTGAGTCCTTTATTACATAATAAATTCCATTATCTACTAAAGGGGTTGCTGGTGTTGATGAATTATAAACTACAACATCACCAGTTTCAAAATCATGATCAGTGATTGTAATCTTAGATAAATTTGTTCCAGTTTGAATGTCAGTTGATCCAAATGAAACGGGATTTACAACTAATTTTCTAATATTTTCATTGTATCTAAAATCAAAGGATTGAGTTTGTTTTGATGTTATGTCAAGTTTAAACTCATCACCAACAGATAGTCCGTGTTGTTGGCCTATAGTTGATGCAGTTGCAACAGTTACTGTACCATTGACTCTTGTTGCATCACCAGTAATATTATCAAATAGTAGTTCTATTTTAGCATTATCAGTTGAACCAGTTATAATTTGTTTAAAAAATACAGTATTGGTGCTAAATCCTACTTTTTCTGTTGATAAACCAATAAATTCATCACTAATTTTTACACAGAATAGTTTACTAATTGAACTTATATCAAATTCATTTGATAAATTTAAATTTTTAGATACTTTAATTGTAGATCCAAGAGAAACTAGAGATACTTCATCACCACTATTAAATTTGTGATTTGGTAAAAATATTGCTTTCGGTGGTACAGATTTTTTGATTGGAGTAACGCCAACAAACCCTACAGTAACATTTGTAAAACTAGTTCCAATTCCAACTGATTTTGCAGCTTCAAAATACTGAACTTTTGGAAATTCAATATTTTTGTTTTCTAATTTTTTATCAATTGTGTATGTAAATTCTTTTTCAGATCTAGATATTACTGATCCTGAGTTATGGGCAGTTGCTGCTGTTGAATTGTGACCTCTAATTACTCTATATCTATTATTAATGTCATCATGACCAATTACTAAAAGTTGTTCGGATCCAATTACAATAGTATCATTAACTTTAAATTTTCTATTAACAGTTGAATCAGAAAAGGTTAAAAATGTTGCTATTCCAGAGTTAGATGATGGTAATGAAGTAGATGTTGAAGAATTTACAGTGGATACACCAATAATTCTCACTCCTTCTAAATTTTTATATTTTGTTGATGATATACCACTAATTTCCACTACATCACCATCAAGTAATCCATGAGGAATGGTTGATAAACCAGTAATCTTTTCATCAGATACAGAAAACTTTAAATTATTAACTACTGTATTAGTGGTTGCAACTGAAACTATTGGTTTTCCTAAAACTTCACTTACTTTAGATGATATTGTCGGATCACTAAAGTTTAATATATCATTTACTTTATAATTCTCTCCAGATTCATCAATAGTTATTTTTGTAATTTCTGATGATTTAACTCCATCAACTTCAATTACAGGTTTGGAATCTAAAATATCTTGTAATAAGGGATATCTCCTGTAATCTTCATTTAATCCTAAATGAGTAACATTTCTTTTGTATTTTCCATCATTAATAGTTAGATCTGATTGATCGTTAGAATAAGTGTAATTAAACTCATCACTAAGATTGCGATGTTTAAATGTTATGTAAGGATAAGTGGGTTGTAAACTAGATTTATCTACAGTTGCAAAATATGCATATGTTCCATTTGGATACTCTGGAGTTGTGGTAAATTTACCATTAAATTCGTCCAAATCTCCACTTTCATCGTAAACATAATCATTAGTAAAATATCCATTAGGGTAAGTTGTTTGTGAGGGTCTATAATTACTATCATTTATTGCAGATATAGAATAACTGGATTCTGCAAAAGTAAATCCTGTTCCAACTGTACTATTTGTAATTGCTCCATAAATTGGATTTCCATCATAAGCCCATCCAACTATTTTTGAATGATTATTTGTATCATTTCCATCACCTACTAACTCTTTATATTTTGTTGGAGGATAAAAAGAGCAAATTTTATTACCCTTAACTGATAATTCAGAGTTTATCTGCAATAATTGATTATCACTTGCTAATGAAGTTTTATACCTTTCTACAGAATTTATTTCCCAACTATGAATTTTTGCTGAAATTAATGCATCTTTTCCAACAGGATTGATTTTTATAAATGTTTTACTTGGATCATATCCAGATCCCTCTTCGATAACCTGAACACTTGCGATTTTACCATCAGACATTATTGCTTTTAATTTAGCAAAAGACCCTGTTATTGTTCCTACCCCCACAACTTCAAGATCTGGAGGAGTTGTATATTCTGATCCCTGATTTGAAATTGAAACATTAACTATTTTTCCATTTGCAATTATTGGATTTAATTCAGCTTCTTTACCAGTTAAGAAAGATAATCTTGGTTGTCTATCATAATTAATTATATTTGTTACTCCGTAGCCAACTCCACCACTCTTTAAAAATATATTTTCAAGTTTACCCCTAACAATAGGTTCTGCAGATCCTTTATAGTAATCAGGTATGGTTGATGTTAACCCAATCGCTACATCATTACTAATATTAACTTTAATATCTGGATATTTGAATGTATGAGTTCCCACCCCAACACTATTCAAACTTTCATATATTTTTCTATCATAATTAGTACTTACTATAGAAGATAATGTTCCAGAATCACTCAATTTAAATTTATTATCATCTATAATCGTAACTTTATAAACTTTAGATGTTGATAATCCAGAAATAACAGTTCCAGTGCAAACATACTCTACATTGTCGCCATTTTTAAAATTATGGTTTTTAGCATATATGTAATCATTAAATGTATTCACACCAACAAATGTTTTAAATATGTCTTTTCTGTCTGTAGGAGGATATTGCTGAGAATCAATTTGTACCTTTCTATTTGAGTATGAAGATCCAGAATTAGTGACTACTATTCTATCAATTACCTGTCTAATCTGTTTAGATTTAAACGTATGTGTCCCATCACCATTTTGAATTAAGTAAATTGTGTTAATTCCAGCAATAGCATCATCTTTCTTTATAGTTAGTGTGAATGCAGTATCTGATCTCTTCGAAATAAAGTATGTTCCACCATTTGATAATCTATTCGTTGTAAATCCGACATTTGTTGTACCAATACCAATTGGAGTCCCTGTTGCATTATATGTTACTTCTTCCCCATTTAGAAATTTATGTTCCCCATTAAATGTGTCTACTGCTAAACTCAAATCAAAATCAGTGAATGATTTACTATGTGTGAATCCTCTCATTTTTGCTTCACAAGATGCACCAAATCCATTTCCTCCAGATATTGTTACTGAAGGTGCTTTTGTATAACTAAATCCTCTACCAGTAACAATAACTTCGGATATAGTTCCAGAAAAATTACCATATGCATCACATCCACTTCCAGAAGTGTCTGTAATTGATAAAGTAGGTGGATTTACGATGTCATAATTTTCCCCAGAATTTAATACTTCAATTTCATTTAATTGGCCATAATTAACTTTATCCCTTGATATTGGTGAGTGATATTCAACACCATTTAAAGATACACCTACTGATCCGAATAATTTTTGATTTCCTGTGGATATTTTTGGATTTTTATATATTCTTTTAAAATTATTTTGATTTTTTAATTGGCCTCTTTTATATAAATCTGCAGGTGTTATTGTATGAAGAACATTTTGGAATGTAGAGGTATTGATTCCTATAAAACGAGGTTGTTCTAAAGTATTATTAAATAAATTTGCTTGTGTTGACGCTAATTTGATTGTATTGGAGTCAATCACATTTACAAAATAATATCCACTAGTAATACCAACTAGCCCAGATCCAGAATTAGCATCTTTACCTAATTTTAAAAAAATATAATCTCCATTTGTAAAATTATGATTACCTACAGTGATAGTATATGCGTTGGTGCTAACTCCAACTGCTGAGTTAAATGTTTTAGAGCGATTTTTAGTGTCAGTTTCAAATGAAGGATAACCAGAAAATGAAACATAAGTATTACCATCATTATCAACAAAACTATTTTGAATGTTCCCCATTAAAGAAGTAATGCCAAATCTACTATCAATAGAGGTAACTATTTTTCTTATTGTATAATCACCAGCAATATTTGGTGCACTTGTGACTTCTATACTAAACTTATTTGGTTCATTTGCATCTTTAACTTCAACATTTGCAGCTTTTACTTCACCATTTGACTTTAATATAACATCAATTCTATCACCTTTCTTTAAAAAATGATCCACTTCTGTGGTGAATGACTCATCTCCGTTATGATTAAGAGCATCAACATATGATAAGTTGTTATAAAACCAGGTATTGAATTTTTTATCATTAATGTCTACCTTTTCACCTAAATGCTTAACTCTTATCTTATCATCAATATCAAAATACTTAGTACTAGTCGTATCAGAAACTTCAGATATTGATCCAGTCACTCTCATTGTGCAAATCTTTGTTAAATCGTTATTTTCATATCCATAAATGAAATTAGTGTTGATAATTGGATCTGATTCAACAAATGTGGTTGTAATACCTGTACATCCAAAAAATTGATTGTTTGACTTTGAAGTATAACTTGCTAACGTATATCTGTTATCCGCATTTAAATAATAAAAGTTACCTGCGGTACTAAACCCAACTGTTGAGTCCACAGTTGTAACTTCTGTAGTAGATGCTGTACCAACTACCTTAGTTTTTGTTGATACTTTAAATTTATTTGTTATTGTTCCCTTTGAAAAAGAAATTTTGTGGTATTTTTTATTTTTTAAATATATTTCCTGAACATGTGCCACAGCTCCACTTGAGGTAGGACTTGTAAATGAATCTTGATATATTTTAAGTCCAATTAAGTTTATAGGATTACCACTTAAACTTTCTACAATAATATCATCAGTTACATCCCATTCTGCATCTGAGGGTAAAAAAGTCTGATTGATTGGTTTAATTACATCAACCTGTTCTCCATATAAAACTTGAAATAAAATTCGTAAAGATGTATCTGTTCCTTTTGAACTGTAAAAATCTCTTGCCCTTGATAAAATATTTTCTACGTTTAGTCCATATGCAAAACTTTTACCTTCCAAACCAGGCAAAAAGTGTTTTTTGAATTTTTTGTAGAACTCAGTTACAAAAAGGAAACTTAAATTAACAACTAATGAATTGGCAGCGTGTGAAGAAGCATTTGTATCGCTAAAAGTAAAAAATTCAGGAGCCCCAGCTGTTTCGAGAGAGGATACTCCACTAAAACCACGAATGCAACCAGTAAATGTAAAACTTTCTCTTGTAAATGTAAATAAACCCGCTACAGTCTCGGCATTTGTTATCTCTACATTTGAAATTGCAGTTATTGGTCTATCAACTACTATTCGACCATCTCCTATTTCTTTGACTCTTGTATTAGGTATAACTACAATATCATCAACTTTTCCGAAAGAAGATTGATCTACAACTGACGATAAAGTTACAATATCATTAATCTTGATATTGGTAGTGTTGATACCAACTATGGTTGTATCATACTTAGTATTAAGGACACCACTGTTAGTTCCAATATTTGTTAAATTTCTTCTTTTTCCTGTATAAGTAATAATTTCATTATCAATTTTTAAAAGTCCATACGTATCAGGAAACCCCTCACCTCTATCTACAGTTATTTCTTCATCATAAGCTAATGTTAATGATTTTAGAAGAGATGGTTTTGCTGGTAAAGTGCTGTTTGGTGCAGGAACTGTTTGGTTTTCAACTAAAGAGATGTCTGCCACAGTTGAAATTTTCTTTAATGATGAAATACGATCACTTAAATATGTCGATCCATACTCACGTTCCTCAGATTCGTAGTATTGAGTTAAAAATTCTATAAAAAGTGGATTATCTGCCTGTATAAAATCTGGTATTTGGCTACCAAGAATATTTGAGATTTTAACTTTTTTATCTGACATCTGTTATCTTGTATATTTTTTGTTGCTAATGAAACTAGATGGTGGTGTATAGTTTGTTCCAGAAATATTGGAACCAGAAACAAGAACATCCTCTAATAAATTGAGTTTGCTATTTCCTTTAGTATCTAGGACGATATAAATGTTCTCTTTTGCTACAATATCATTGGATTCTGGAGTTACTTCAATTTCAATTTTACCATCTATAGATGTAGATGATATATTAACTGGAAATAAATTTATTTCTCCCCTTTTATAGTCTACAGTTCCTGCATTGTTATTAATATATGTAATTGTATCTCCATCAATCGTAAAAAACTTAATAGTTCCCGTAAGTTGATCATTTTCTGGAAAATCAGTTAAATACACATTTCCATCAACTCCTTCAATCTTAAATGCGGTAGAACGTATGTTAAATCCTTCTAAATCAGCATGAAATACATTTCCATAACAAATTTCATATGTTGCAATCTGATTATATGAAGGTTTTAAATCTCTTCTCATTATCAAAGTAGTAATATTTGATGTTATACCACTATCAACTCGATCAATTTGAGAAAGTAACTTACTATACTTTAATCTTCCACCGAAAGAGTTGATATCTGATGATCTTGCATAATTTTGAATTGCAGATAGTATTCTAGATTGCAAATTTAACTTGTCAGAGATAAATCCAGTATCAAATGATACTGTTGAGTTAAATTCAACGTACAAATACTTTAAATCTAAAAATTCTTGCTTAATACCAGCTACTGTATATTTCTTTAAATCATTTTTTATTGAATCTTTAACAACTTGAGATAAAACTTCACCATTCTTAGGTTTAACTGTAATGTAAACTTTTCCAAATTCAGGTGGATCAAGCTCTTCACCACCATATGCACTCACTGAGTCTATATTTGGGTATAAGAAGGGTATTAAACTCTTATAATCATTAGGTGTAACTGCTCTATACTGCGATGCATAGACTCTTGGAGCAAGGTATTTGATGTTATCGACAGATTCTATTGCATCTCCGTTTTCAGACTTCTGTGTGGTCGTTAGAAGCGATATACCAGACGTAATATCTTTATCTGTACCACTAGAAATGTATGTTAATCTTCCCGAAAAGTTAAAATTAGAAGCATTATTACCATCTACCCCATTTGTAACGATATAACTGACTCTTATTATAGCTCCATTTGCTGGTTTTCTTCCTAAAACGTTGTCACCAAACATAATTTGGTATCTTTCATCATCAATTTCTTGAAAAAGGAATAATCTTGACTCAGCATTCACATCAAAAATGTTTGTATAGGCATTATATACTTGAGTTGATCCACTTTCCTCAACTTCAACACGAATTGAAGATGTATCAATGTTTGCATTTGTTAAAATATACCTTCTATTAGTTTGCGAATCGTCTACTCTGAAGGTTTGTGTTAAATAACTGCCTTCATAGATTGAAATATTACTAAAATTTGCGATTCCACCACTATCTGGGGTTACTGTGATGTCATCTGGTATTGAAAATATATAATTTCCTCCTTGAACAGACCCTACAGCAACTAAACCCTTATTTAATTTTACAACATTTGCTCCAGTTGGTGCATTTACTGTAAAATTCACTGTTGCAACAGCTGATTTTTTGGATCTTGGTACATATCCGATGTTTCTTGCTAAAGATACGACATTTTCACGTAGAGTTGCACTATCAATGAATGCTTCATTGACAGCCATATTTGTATTATAAGAGGTTATGTAAGAATTATATGCTAAAGTATCAATTAAAATTGAAAAATTAGATCCTTCAAAGTCAAAATCAGAAAAATTTGAGTTTGATCTCAAATAATCTTTGATTTGAGCTCTTAGAGTATTAAAATCTAGGTTAGTAAACTGTGAAAATGACATTATATCCTAGTCGGTTGAAGTAAAAATTCGATATTTTGTGTCGGAAAAGGTAATCCTGTAATTTCATACTCAATTCTTATCTGTAATTCATACGAATCAACTAAAGATTCAATAATAACGTTAGTAAGTGTTATTCTTGGTTCAAAGTTTTTAAGTAGAACACTAATTTCTCTCTCTAAAAATGATGAAATGTCACTCAAATTCGTCTCAAACAACGAATCTTCAATTGATGTACCCAATAAGTCGTTAAAAAATCTCTCATTGATACGTGTTCTGCATAAATTGATCACTGATCTCTTTATTGCATCCTCATTTTTTAACACCGTCACGTCATTTGTGACAGGATGCCTAGTAAATGATAAACTTATGTCTTTAAATGCACGAGAAATTTGAACTTCCATTCATTTTGATATATTTTTCCTAATATATCTATAAGGGTTTTTTGAATAATAAGTTTATTTATTCTCCTTCCTTCAGAAATTGAGGTTTTTCCTCCTCTTTTTCCTCATAATAGGCATCAGCATCATATTCACTAATCAGTTTTTTACCACTTTTGATGAATTCTTGTGACTTATCGAGTTTAATAACCATTTTTTTCTCCTTAATGATTTATTTATCCTAAGTTTGGTTCAATTGCTGTATTTCCTGCTCCAATATTAGGATCTACTTCAACATTTATACTAAAATCATTCCTTTCTTTAGCTGTTTTCCAAAAATAATTCTCTTCAGAACCCAATCCATCACGATCATGACCATTCTCCACCTGATAATACACGGTTGATACTTTAAAATCAGGAATCTTAGGTGTCTCAGGAGTGATACTATTGTCATATATCCTCATTCTGTTGTTTGGATACAAACAAAACTGTCCATTGTCTAATTCTAGGAGATTATGACTCTTATGTTCAGCTGGTTGTTCACTTGTAGAGTAATCTATCGCATCTACATCTTGATGATAGTTGTCTAAAGTACAAATATATGTGCCTGTTTGCGTTCCATAGTCTCTTGTATAGACCTCATAGTGCATTGAACCAATAAACTGCTTCTGTACTGCTACGACTCCGTAGTCCATACAATTCCAGAATTGTAGGTTATGTAACGTCATAT